GGCGAGGAGGACTGGGTCACGCACCTGACGGACCTTCACGCCGGCGACCGCGTCCGCGACGATGACGGTGAGGTCGTCTACTCAACGGACGCCATCCCGGATGTCGTCGACTATATCACCTCGCAGTCGCTCGCGCTCGCGGACAAACACGCGAGCACGTACGACACGGCGCATTTGCTGTGGGGCGGCGATATGGTCACGAACGAGGGCATCTACGAGGGGCAGTTCGAGGACCTTGACGCGTGGCTCGACGAGCAACACGAGAGCCTTATCGACCCGCTCGTCCGGCAGATAAAGGCGTTCGCGGAGCGGTTCCCTCGCGTAAACGTCGTCTGTCAGGTGGGAAACCACGGGAAGAACAGGGCCAGCGGGACGTCCTCGCAGGCGAACGCGGACCTCATCCTGTATAAGTCGATCCGGAACGTCATCGCGCAACTCCAGGAGCACGCGGACATCCTCTCGAACGTCTCCTTTGACATCGGCGAGGCGCGGGCGTACAAAAACTTCGAGATGCGCGACGGGGCGATTCGCGGCCACCTGCGCCACGGGCAACACCGACGCCCGCAGGCGGAGACGTCGGCGCGAGATAAGGAGTGGACGAAGACGCTGCTCGACCACGACTTCGACGTCGCCTACATGGGCCACTACCACGTCAGCGGGCGCATCCCGTGGGACGGCCCGCCGATCCTCGCGTCGCCGTCGCCGAAGCCGGCGGGTGAGTTCGTCGAGAACATCGGCGGGCGCGTGCCGGGCGGCGCGCAGGGCGTCGCAACGGCCCACGGCGTCAGCGACGACGGCCTGACGGGCGTCTTTCCCATCGATATGCGAAAATACGACTCATGATGCACCAGAACCCGACCGAGAGCCGGAAGTTCGACATCGACCCCCGGCTGCGCGTGTTCACGACTGACGGCGACCGCCCCGAACACGACGCCCTCGCCTTTTACGACCCGACGGACTCGGCGGCATGGCTCTCGATGAACGACCCGGTCGACGTCCGTGAGTGGAGATGAGGCGTGACCGATGAGCGACGCACAACGCACGACCCCGCGGCCGTGGTACTGTTCGAGCCGGCAGATCGAGGAGTACCGCGAGACGCTACAGAGCGACCGGAGCGACCTGTCAATGATTAAAACGCTGAAGATCGCCCGGTCGCTCCTCGTGAACGTCGGCATCATCGCGATCGGCGGCTACGGCATCGCGTCAGGCGGTAATCCGACCCTTATCGCCGTGCTCGCGCTGGCTGTGATCGGCGGGTACAACGGCCTCGAACTCCAAGACTACGCGGCGCTCGTCCAGGCGTACAAGGAGGTCCAGAACGCCGATGAGTGACCTCGTCGACGGTTTCGATGAGAAGCCGTCGCGCGGCGACGCGCCCGATAGCTGTCAGTATCGGGGCTGTGACGGCTACCCGGAGACGGCCGTCCGGTTCCGCGACCCGAGCGAGTACCTCGTGTACTGTGCCGACCACGGCGACGAGATGTTCCACGAAGGGAACGCGAAATATCGCACCCGACTCCGATGATGAACGAGATCGAACTCCTCCTCCTCGGTGTCGCGCTCGGCGCCATCCCGTCGAGCGAGCTCGCCCGTCTCGTCGTAGCGGCGCTCGGGAAGCAGCTCGGCGTCGCGCCCGAAGAGATCCGACAGTACAACGCGGCGACCGACGACGGGAATACCGATGAGTGACTACAAACCGCGCCGATTTGAGCTTGTTCGGACTGAAGACGTCTCGGGGACCTCCGGGACCGGCGTCGTCGCCGTCGGTGTCGAGTACCCGGACGGAGCCGTCCATATGCAGTGGCGGAACGCGGGGAACAGTAGCCTCGACACGGACTCGAACGGGTGCGCGTTTAAGCCCGCGCCGGATGGTATTGAGGCGACGCAAGAGATCCACGGCCATGAGGGCAGGACCGAGGTCCAGTATATAGATGAGTGACGACGAACACCCGGACATCTGCGGCGCGGAGAACCGCAACGGCGACCCGTGCCAGCAAGTCGCCGGGTGGGGCACCGACCACGTCGGCGAGGGGCGCTGTAAGCTCCACGGCGGCGTGACGGGCGACAACCACGGCCCGCCCGAAGGCACCGCGAACGCGGAAAAGCACGGCCTCCGCGCGGACCCCGAGAAGTGGTTTGACCGCCATCGCGACGACGTCGAGCCGTTCGTGCGGGCGCTCGTCGCCTCGTATCTCGACGACGCCCCGTTCGGATGGGACGACGTCGCGAAGGTCGACCAACTCGTCGAGGTCGCTATCGACCAGGCGCGACTCCGCGAGTCGAACGAGTACCTTGACGAGTTCCTGACCGAACAGACGGTCAGCGTCACCGAGAACGGCCAGGAGGTCACGCGTCTGGAGGAGAACCCGGCGCATATGCCGCGCGACCGCATCAAGCGGACGAACGCGAAGATCCTGAAGGAGCTCGGCATCATGGACGACCCCGACTCGGCGCAGGCAGACGCCGCCGGCGACCTCGCCTCGGCGATCGAGGAGAAGCTTAACTAATGCCTGAACTCGGCTTTGAAGACATCGTCGACGAGTGTGTCGGCATGGCCCGCAGTGAGCGGGTTGAGTTCCTGTTTAATTTCGAGCCGACTGACTACCAGGCCGAACTCCTCGACTACCATGAACAGCAGGCGAAGACGCAAGCGGCCCCGAAAAAAGGGCGGCAGGTCGGTGCCTCTCTCGTCGGTAGCGCCCTCGCGGCTGATTACGCGCTTTGGAACCCCGGCGAGGACATCCTCATCACGGCGCCGATGCAGGACCCGGCGGACGAACTGTTCGACAAGTTTACCGAACACTTCAAAAACAGCGACTTCACGCTTAGCCAGCTCGGCGTCGTCGAAGATAACAAAACTGAGTGGAAGTTCAGCCACGGGGCGCGCGTCCTTGCCCGAACGCTCGGACAGGGAAAACTCAGCCAACGCTCGAAAAACCCGAGCTTCGTTATCGTCGATGAGGCGGCCTATGCCGACGACTATCACATGTCGGAAGTCATCGAGCCGTTCTTCATCACACACCCCGAGTATGAGTTTTATCTGTTCAGCACCCCGCTCGGGAAGTCTGGGTACTTCTACGACGCCGTTGAGGGAAAGAACGCTGACGCATGGTTTAGCCCCCACTGGCCGACAGAGATCAGCCCGTTCGCCGACGAGGAGTTCCTCGAACGGAAGCGGAAGGAGAAGGATAGCCAGTCGTTCGCGCAGGAGTACCTCGGCGAGTTCGTGGCGAGCGAGGACGCATACCTCCCGCACGAGATCGTCAAACCCTGCGTCACACCGAACCCGACCCGGCGCCGGAGCCGGGCTCGGTATCTTGGCGTCGACCCCGCCCGAAAAGGAAGCGACCGGGCAGTCTTCTACGATATAGACGAGGCTGGCGTCACATGGAACATCTGGAGCGAGGAGACGACGTCGGGGCCGGGGTTCGTGGGGCGGCTTCAAGCCCTTCAAAACGGGAACGCCTCGGACACGCCTGACGCCGGAACCGGAGAGTTGCCCGCCGACGGCTATGAGTCCATCGTCGTCGAGGAGAACGCGGTCGGCGGATACGGCGCCGACTTCGCCGAAGCCGGACTCGGTCGGGTTGTCGTCATGGTGACGTCCTCAAATAAGAGCAAACAGGAGATGTATCAGCGTCTCAAGGCGGACCTAGAGGCTGACGAACTGGCGCTCCCGAGCCACCGGCGGCTCATCCAGCAACTCACGAACCTCCGTTACTCATACACGCCTACCGGGCTGTTGAAACTCAGCCACCCGGACGGCGGCCACGACGACTACCCCGACGCGCTCTCGCTGGCGAACGCGGCACGGGCCGGCATGGCCGAGCGGTTCGCCTCGAACCGCGATGACGCACAGAAGTCCAGCGAACCGATGGCGTTCCAACTCTAATCCATGAGCGACGACGACACCTCACTGACGGCCCGGCTCCGAGAGACAGTCGCCCGACTCGCACCCTCACAGGACGGCGACCCCTCGCCGCAGGCGCGCGACGAGCGGCCCATCGCGATCGGCCGCGAGGAGCACACGCAAGAGCCGGACAAAGAGGACATCGAGCGGGCAACCGACGAATACTACGCGAACCCGCTCATCCGGCAGCCGATCCGGAACTTCGCGGCCGACGTCTGCGAGCCGGGGTATCGCGTCGACGTCTCGATGCCCGACGACGGCGACGAGCCGACCGTCCCCGACGACTATCGCTTCGCGGAGTTCCGCGGGATGCCGCTGTCGGACGCGCTCGAAGCGTGGCTCTCCTCGGCGGCCATCATCGGCGGGCGCTTCGACCGCGACTTCGCGGACCTCCT